GTTCAGTTGAACTCTGCCTATGGTGCGTTAGGTAATGAATACTTTCGCTTCTTTGATATTCGTCAAGCAGAGGCAATCACACTTTCTGGTCAATTGGCTATTCGTTGGATTGAAAAGAAGTTGAACATCTATATGAACAAATTGCTGAAGACTGAGAACATAGATTATGTTATTGCATCAGATACCGATTCGATCTATCTGCACCTTGGTCCACTTGTTGAAAAAGTATTCAAAGGCAAAGACAAAGAAGAGATTGTGAATCTAATCGACAAAGCATGTTCGGATAAGATTGAACCATATATCGATAAGTCATATCAAGAACTGGCAGACTACATGAATGCCTATGATCAAAAGATGCAAATGAAGCGAGAAGTCATTGCCGACAAAGGCATCTGGACTGCAAAGAAAAGATACATTCTTAATGTGTGGGATTCAGAAGGTGTGCGATTTGCAGAACCTAAACTTAAGATGATGGGTATTGAAGCAGTCAAGTCTTCCACGCCAATGTCATGCCGTGAAAAAATTAAAGAAGCACTTAAGATCATTATGGCAGGTAATGAAACTGAATTTCAGGCATTCAATGCCAAATTCAAAGAAGAGTTTAGTACTCTGCCATTTGAAGATGTTGCGTTTCCAAGAGGTGTTTCTGAACTAACTAAATATGATAGCAAGTCTTCAACATCATTGTATCCAAAAGGCACACCAATTCATGTTCGTGGCAGTCTTCTATACAATCATATTCTGAGGCAAAAGAAATTAGAAAAAAAGTACCAAGCAATTCGTGATGGCGACAAGATCAAGTTTTGTTACATGAAGATGCCGAACCCACTACAAGAAAATGTTTTCTCTGTATTGAATGTTTTACCAAAAGAGTTTGGCATGGAGAAGTATATCGATTATGATACACAGTTTGAAAAAGCATATATTGAACCACTTAAGATTATCGTCAACACATTTGGTTGGAATCCAGAACCAGTATCATCACTAATGGGGTTTTTTAAATGAGTAAAATACCAACAGAATATTTGTTGCCAAGATCAATGGAAGATTTTGGTTTCAGCGCAGTTGATGAAGCAGAATTGACACCAGTAATCAATCATGATACACTTGAAACTACAGTCATTCGTGAAACTGTAGGCGCATCAGTAGAAGGCATCTCTCGCATTGAAAACAAAATGGATAGCATTCTTCAATTGTACAATGAAGGTAAGTTAGGGCTTGATGCCGAAAGAGCAAAGTTGCAAGAAGAAACAAAAGGCAAGTTAAAAAAATTAGAAGAAATGATTATGCCTTTGCTTGTGAATCTTATGAAGAATCCAGAAAAAGAATATATTTACTGGCCAAACAGAACCGAAAAGATTCAAGATCAGATTGATAAAATTTTGTCTTTGACAAGAGGTTGACATGCTTTTCGCTTTACTCACTCTTGCATGTGCATTATTTGTATCAGCCATTGCGGCATGGTACTCAATTGTTGGGCTTATCGCAATCTTTGCGGCAAGCCCTTTCCCTATTGCATTGATGGGTGGTGGGCTTGAGGCAGGTAAATTAATTGCGGCATCTTGGTTGTACAAGAATTGGCACGAAGCACCTCGCTTTCTTAAATACTATTTGACATTTGCAGTTGTGGTGCTGATGTTCATTACATCATTAGGCATCTTTGGTTTTCTATCTAAAGCACACATTGAATCAAACATTGATGCTGGTGACACTTCAGTACAATTAAAAGTACTAGAGCAGAAAGAAAAGATTACAAAAGAAAGATTGCAGTATCTACTTAAAAGAGCAGGTGACGATCCTGATAAAATTTCAAGATCAACCGATAGAGCAATTCAGCAAACGCAAGAAGAATTGATTTCAATTCAAAAAGAAAAACTACCATTGATGAAAGCAGAGAATGCATTGATGGCAGAAGTGGGACCATTAAGATACATTGCAGAGTTGATCTATGGCTCTGATGCAGAGAATCATTTTGATTCTGCGGTTCGATTTGTAATCATATTGTTGATCTTTGTGTTTGATCCGCTTGCGGTCTTGTTGGTGATTGCCGCAAACTATTCTTTTAATCAATACAAAAAGCCAGAAGAACAACCAGCATTTGTTGATATGACTACAGATTTAAAAGACGATTTTGTAAAGGGGCTTGATAAGATTAAAAAGAAAACTAAAATTGATCTTACATCATTAGACCCAATTCCTATGGACAAGGAAGAGATAGAGAAGAAAACAAAAATTGAGAGGTGATTATGAAAATTGGGTTTCAATGTTCGTCATTTGATTTACTTCATGCTGGTCATGTTACCATGCTAAAGCAGGAAAAAGACTTGTGCGATTATCTTAAAGTTGCCATACAAGTTGATCCTACCATTGATCGACCAGGTGCCAAAAACAAACCAGTACAATCAATCTATGAACGCTATGTGCAATTACAGGCTTGCCGTTATGTTGATGAGATTTTGGTATACGCCACCGAAGCAGATTTAATGAATTTGCTTATGACGCAAGACATACACATTCGTTTTCTAAGTGAAGAATATCTTGGTAGAGATTTCACAGGAAAGCAATATTGTATTGACAATGGGGTTGAATTGTATTATCATAAGCGTAGACATTCATATAGTTCTAGTGATTTAAGAAAACGAACATTTGAATTAGAGTTGCAAAAGCAAAATGATAGAACAGAGCCGGCAATAGAACAACATTCGCCAGCATTACTTGACCGATATTTAAATGAACTTGATATAAAATCTGAGAGGTAATTATGGGTAATTTTTTTAGCGATTTGGTGGAGCAATTAAAAGATGAAGATACTACAATTCTCGCTGATGGTACTGCTAGTGCTGAATTTAGTGGTTGTATCGACACTGGTTCTTATGCTCTCAACGCAATCCTTAGTGGAAGTATATATGGTGGAGTGCCCAACAATAAAGTCACCGCCTTTGCAGGAGAATCTGCAACCGGCAAAACCTTTTTCGTATTGGGCATTGTCAAACAATTCTTAGATGCAAATCCTGAAGGCGGTGTGATCTACTTTGATACTGAAGCCGCAGTCACAAAAAGCATGATGGAATCTCGTGGTGTAGATACAAAGCGAGTTGTAATCTCTGAACCAGATACAATTCAAAAGTTTCGTCATACTGCATTGCAGATCATTGACAAGTACTCTACACAACCAGAAGCAAAACGCAAACCAATGATGATGGTGCTTGATTCTCTCGGTCAGTTGTCTTCTACGAAAGAAATGGAAGATACTGCTGAAGGCAAAGAAACAAAAGACATGACCAAAGCATCAATTCTGAAAGCAACCTTTCGTGTACTCAATCTGAAACTTGCAAAGATTGGTGTGCCATTGCTTGTGACGAACCATGTGTACGATGTTGTTGGTGCATACATTCCAACCAAAGAAATGTCTGGTGGTTCTGGTTTGAAATACACCGCATCAACAATTGTTTTTCTCTCAAAGAAGAAAGACAAAGATGGCACCGAAGTTATTGGTAACATTGTCAAAGCAAAACTTGTAAAGTCACGATTGACAAAAGAGAATGCAATGGTAGAAGTAAAGATTACTTATAGCACAGGGCTTGATCGTTACTATGGTTTGCTTGACATTGCTGAGAAGTATGATATAATCAAGAAAGTATCAACACGATACGAACTGCCTGATGGCACAAAAGTTTTTGGTAAAGCAATCAACGAAGAACCACAAAAATATTTTACCAAAGAAGTCCTTGACAAGATTGACGAAGCGTGTAGAAAAGAATTCTTGTATGGGCAAGAAGGTGCAGTTGTTGGTGATAACTCAATGGAAGAATTTAAAGAATTGGCGGCCGAAAATGAAAATGAATGAAGACTACAGAATTCTTGAATACAAAGAAAAGAATGATATTGCAACAATTGAAATCACAACAGGTGATTTCAAAGACACACAATTCACATTCGGTACAGTCAAAGTTGATGAAGATGAAGAAAATGAAACTTGCACACTTTCATTCGACTATACAGTACATAACAATGACAAATTAGAAAAGAATGCAGAGTTTGAGTTGGTGCTTGAAAAAATTATGAACAACATTCTAATCGAAAGTTTAGAGCAAGCAGAAAGAGAATATGAGCGTAGAAAAAAAGATACTGAAACACCTGATTAACGATGATGAGTACACACGAAAAACTCTTCCGTTTCTATCCGGTGAGTATTTTTCTGAACATTCCGAAAAGACAGTCTTTGAAGAAGTACACAGATACATCACAAAGTATAACACTCTACCTACCACCGAAGCAATTGAAATCGAAGTTGATAAGAGGACCAATCTCTCTGGTGATCAGCACAAAAAGATTACCGCACTTATTCAGGAACTTGCGACTGCTGAATTCGACAAGAAAGACACAGTATGGCTTGTTGATGCTACTGAGAAGTTTTGTCAAGAAAAGGCTATCTACAACGCAATTATGGAATCTATACAGATTCTAGATGAAAGTGGAAAAAGTAAACATAACAAAGGCGCAATTCCTACTATTCTATCTGACGCATTGGCGATTTCTTTTGATAACCATGTTGGTCATGACTTTCTTGATGATGCACCGAATCGCTATGATTTCTATCATAAGATTGAGAAGCGTATACCTTTCGACCTCGACTATCTTAACAGAATTACAAAAGGCGGTCTACCAGAGAAAACGCTAAACATTATTCTTGCTGGTACTGGTGTTGGTAAGTCTATGTTCATGTGTCATTGTGCCGCATCGAATTTATCTCTTGGTAAAAATGTGTTGTATATTACACTTGAAATGGCTGAAGAAAGAATTGCAGAGCGAATCGATGCAAATCTATTGAACACCGATGTTGACAAACTGGCTTCACTACCAAAAGAATCTTATCTCAAAAAGATCGAAAGACTAAAAGAGAAAACTCTAGGTCGATTGATCATAAAAGAATATCCAACTGCGAGTGCAAGCGTATCACACTTCAAGCATTTGTTGAATGAACTGAAACTGAAGCGACAATTTGTTCCTGATATCATCTACATTGACTATCTGAACATTTGTGCATCAGCACGAATCAAGCATGGATCAAATGTCAATTCGTATTCATACATCAAAGCAATTGCAGAAGAGTTGCGAGGGCTTGCGGTTGAGTATAAAGTTCCTGTTATCTCAGCAACACAAACAACAAGAGGCGGTTATTCAAATTCAGATGTTGATCTAACCGATACAAGCGAATCATTTGGTCTACCTGCAACCGCAGACTTCATGATTGCACTTATAAGTACTGAAGAACTGATTGATCTCAATCAGATCATGGTCAAGCAATTGAAGAATCGCTATAACAATCCTGATACAAACAAACGATTTGTCATTGGTGTTGATAAAGCGAAGATGAAATTGTATGATGCTGAACAAAGTGCCCAAAATGATATTCTTGATAGTGGGCAAGATGATGGTCCTGTGTTCGATAAATCAGATTTCGGGCGTAGGGATAAACAACGCAAATTTGAGGGGTTCAAAGTATGAGAACTTTAAACGAAATTTTAGTAGAGATGAAAGCATTGGTTGAAGAACTTGAATCACACATTGGCAAACCAAAAGAAGAGGTAGGCAAAAAAGAATCCGATTTGTATTTTGCATCATTAGACAATATTCAGGTCGATGATAATATGTCATTTACTTTTCCTGCCGCACAACCCACACTCCGAGTAGACGATACCATTTCACTATATGAAATTAAATAATACTGTATAAATTTACAGTATTGACAGGAGTTTGTCGTTATGTTATAGTGTAAGCATGATAATTTACACAAATCAACGAAGTAAAAAGCGTAAGCCCAATGCAAAACAACGGCAACTTGCCGCTGAGTGGGAAGCCATTAAACTAAAACATGCGACAAAACCTGTTGCTAAAGCAAAGAAAAGCGACACATATGTTCCTCCGAAAACTTTCGTGAGAGAAACACCTCACTATCCAAGTTTGCCTCCTTCAGGTCCTATGGCTTGCACGAAACCTTTAGAAGAGAAACGATATAC